TTGGAGAAAGAAACATACAAGCGGTCAGCCTAGACTGACTGCTATGCGTCCATTCTCCGATTGTCATCTTAACCCGAATTCCGATAAGGTTCTCTTAAAACCAGTGGAAGGTACCATCTACAATTTGGTAGACCGCATACTGAAGGAACTTGATGAAAGATTTAATTATCATCAAATGAATTTTCAAGATGTGTGGGTTCAATCTGTTTCTCGAAAGAGGATAGAATGTTCCCCATCCAATACTGAGATGCTACAATGGGATGTTTATGTGTCAGACACAGAACTTCCCTGTAGTGATCGGGATTGGTCACTTGATCTTCAATTTCCTTCACGGCCGCCATCTTCGGCTCCTGTGGTAAAAGCAGTTGCATTATCTGAACCTTTAAAAGTTCGTATGATTACTGCAGCTGAAGCCTCGACTAAAGTCCTACAGCCCTTTCAAAAAGCGCTGTGGTCCTATTTATCGGAGCAACCACAATTTTGTTTAACTAATGGGGTAAAAGCCCCATGGTCAGAACATGAGTCGTTTAAAGATGATACCCTCCCTTGGGTATATCGGATTGAGACTATGATCAAAGAGATCCAATCAAGATCATCGGAGGATGAAAATTGGCTCTCTGGAGATTATACAGCAGCAACCGACAATTTCCCTATGTCAGTGACCCAAGCCCTTCTAGAAGGGATCTTGGAATCTATTGATCACGAACCTACTCGAGAGTGGGCTCGTTGGGAATGCTCAAGTCATGAGATCCTCTACCCTAAGGGTGTTAGAGGAAAACAGACTTCTGGTCAGTTGATGGGATCACTTTTAAGTTTTCCCTTGCTATGTTTTCTCAATGATTATATTGTCTCATATTCAGGATTCAAAAAATACTCCTATTTAATTAATGGAGATGATGTTGTTGCCAAAGGAACAGATGAACAGATCAATACATGGAGGGCGCAAGCCCCCCAAGTTGGTCTATCTCTGTCTCTCGGCAAAAACTTTATTGATCCTGATTTCTGTACAGTGAATTCTCAGCTTTTTTACCGAGGAGAAGTTCTTCACACAGGCAAGGTATCTTGCCAAACCCGTGTTGGAACCTCTTTGGGATATTGCTTTGAGGAGACCCAGTTCTACTGGGGTCACGATGATTGGGTAAAATATGAGTTTCTCAAAAGGAATCTCATCCCACTCAAAGAGACCCCACGATCCCTCCATCTTTGTAAAAAGAAGGGAGGATTGGGACTGGTTGATTCACTGGACAGTAAAATCCGATATGACCATAGTCTCATGAAGAAAGTATATCTATATGATCTTCTCAAGAAGTTTGATAAATCTCAACTTCTACCTGGTACTGACATTCGTGCAGTACCTGTCCCTGTCTTACGGGGCCAGGCTGCAATGGATGCGGACCTTCCGGGTCAAAGAATCATGAATCGAATCCGCTCCCTTCTCACTAGTGAGATTGAGGGAGTTGGTGATTTAACTCATAGAGACTTAAAGACCTTTGAGAAGAAAGTAAAAGAACACTTTCCGAAAGAGACATATGATCACATAAACTCGATTGTGAAAAACGGCAAATATAATATCCGAGATTTTCCACCTGTGGATTTCTTTGAAGTGGATTATATCTTCGTACAGTCAGGCAAGAGTCGATTCGTTTTAGAACGAGCTCGACAACACTGCCTTGATATGTTCGAAAGAGTACTCCAGGACGAAGAGATTCATCCCTATGATTGGGAAGGTGGAGATCTCCGAGATCTCCCTGATCTTGAAAAAGAATGGGATTTCTTGAAAGAGATTTTCTTGGATAAGAACCTCCTTACGGAGGAGCCATTTTCACTTTGTGACTTGGATCTTACAGAGGATGTTGCTGACTGGTTCAATGACATAAATACTCAAGAGGTGGTAATCACAAATGGAGGGAATTATTGTCCCCTACCCTATGATACTACCCCATTAATTGAGTTTTTATCTCTATTCTCGAATGAGAACTCTTCTTTGAGGAGAGATCCCGAGAGTGGAGAGTCAATAAACCAGGATGTGACAACGGAACAAAAATAGTGCTTGTTCGTCTGAGGTCGTGATGTTCACGAGCATCACAGTTGTTATGGTAACAAGCTATGACGACTAGTCAGATGAAATAACACTTGTTTCTTGCATGTCAGAACTAAAATCTCAAAATAAGTTACTATTAAGAGACTTATTTCAGAGATCTTCATGAGAGCGACCGACTGCCTTACATAGGACACAATAATTGCCTAAAAAAGGAACGGAAGATCATAAAGACCACTTTGAAATAGGGATCCGAACGGACCGCTATTTGGGAGGAAAGCCTTAGTGCCGAGCCCGGATTCAATCCAGTAACCAATCTGGACGTTTACCGGTACAGCCTAAGGATGATTCCTTAGTGGAGACATACAAGTGTTATCACAAGGG